TTCCACCTTGATACTTGATTAGTTTCCTTATTTTAAGGTCGTTGAATATATCTATGTCCATCGGGAAATAGTCAAGACCTTTCTTTATAGTCCGTGCCATAGGCGACATATCAATTAATATTCGTTTTTTAAGTAGTCGTCCACCTCTCGTTTGAAATCGTCAAAGGAGCGACACACCACATATTTGTATTCCTCATTGAAGCATACAGTCTTTTGCCATTTCTTTTGGCACTCGCTCTGTCTGCCTTTGATGGTTTTCATTTCGATGAGCAATGCTCCGTAATCACGGTTGCTCTTTAACAGGATGAGGTCTGCTACCCCTGCCACAACACCCTCTGCCCTGAGTTTTGCAGCCGTGACAGCATCCCGTCTACCGCCGTTGGGAACAGCGAACAACCTGCCGTCAAGTCGTGGATATTGGAGGGAAAACCACCGTACACATGTACATTGTATGCGATGTTCTTCATCCGATGGGCGTTTACGATGCCCGGATTCCTTTTTCATCCGGGACATCATTTCATCAAAAGTTGTTTTCTTCATAGCTGTATTTTTACATATATGCCATTGAAAACTCACGTGGAATAAAACGCCCCACAGGAATAGCCTTTACAGCTTCGATTGCTGTATGAATTTCCCTTTTATTATAGACATGCCCATGTTTGATAGCATTCTTTTCACATTCATCCTCCTTAACTTTGAGATAATGAGAAATAAGCATCATAGCTCTATCAACGTTGAATGTATGTACAACGAATGTTTGTTCATGCTGTTCTTCATCAAAAGTGATGGTCGTTTCTATTTGGTAGAACTTATTGTCTTCCGGCTTGGATTCCTCACACTCTTCAGTACCAACTTTCTCAACATATTCATCCATTGATATTTCATTTTTTAAATATGCAATGGAAGCATCATCGGCTGTAAACTCTTTCAGGTTATCAGTAATGATAATACAAGAATCAAATTCTTTTGCCATTATGATTCTGAATCCGTTCTTGTAATTCAATTCGATGTAGTCTTTTAATATATCAAGTGCATTATAAAGACATATTGCGTATAACAGGAATTTGTGTTTCTTGTCTCCTATCTCAACTTGAGATATAAAAGGATGCATAAAATTATTTTCAAGTTCAAAAGCCAATCTGTTCTGATTGCTGACTTCCACTTCCTTGATACCGTCAGCTTCCATACTGAAACGTATTTTCGCAAGAATATCTTGGTCTATGAGTGTGCCACGCTCAAACAATACTTCATTCCGTTCAATATTGACTGTTTCGCCAGTGTCTTCGTCAATAAAAGATTCCTCCCATGTCTTAATAACTCGTTTGGCAAGGTATTTATTTAACATTTTTGATGGGTCGGAAGTTACGTAGCGTATTTCATTCTTTCTTGTTTCTACCATACTACTAATTATTTTTTATTCATACGTTCTTTTAAATCTTTGCTTAACACGAGTTTGGCGGAATGTTGAGCCGGAATAGTAACAGCCGTTCCTTTGTTGATATTACGAGCCTTTTTAGGGGCTGTAACAATCGCCTTGATGGTAGCGAAACCACGGATAAACACACTTTCGCCTTTGATGAGTGAATGGCTTATAGCCTCTATCACGCTGTCGGTAGCGTTAATTGCCTGTGAACGACTCAAAGTCGTGTTGTTGACGATATAATCAACGATGTCAGTCTTTGTCATTTTGATTTTGAATTAGAATTGAATAATTTGTTTTGTAATTTATTTATCAGTCTTCTGATAACCCATGCCCGGCACGTGTTGCGTTGTCCGGGGAGAGTGTCATATACCTTGGCAGCGTCATCGAGATACTTGATAATCTTCTGCATATCTGTTTTACAAATCTCCATCACCCCGAAGTGTTTAAGAATGATTTTACCAACTCATTGAAATACATTTCATCGGTTGGGATTTCATCATCAGCATTCATAATCTCGTTGGCAATGGATTTTTTGCGATGGATGAGGCGGTATATCGTATGGTCGATAGTGCCACGACCAAGCAGATAGTAACAGGTTACATTATCTTTCTGTCCGATACGGTGCGCCCTGTCCTCACATTGACAACAATCAGCATATGTCCAAGCCAGTTCAATGAATGCCACATCGGACGCTGCGGTCAGCGTAAGTCCGACACCGGCGGCTTTGATAGAACAGATGATGAGCTGCACATTTGGATTGTTCTGAAAAGCGTCAACCGAAGCCTGTTTGTTTATCGCACTGTCACGCCCTGTAACCGTGACGGCACGGGGGAATACCTTTTGCAATTCATCCACAATCTCGTGTAGCGAACAGAATACAATGAGTTTCTTTCCACTATCAAGGAATGTTCGGATAAAATCAACCGCCTGTGCAATCTTTCCTTTTGTGGCCAAGGAGCGCAAAGTCATAAACTTGACAAGAGCCTCCATGCGCATTTTACGGCGTATTTCCCAATCAGTACACTCTGTGTATTCCTGCAAGTAAGCGGCAAGGTCTTCGGCTGCAAGATTATATTCCTTGTCGTTTGAAATCTCAATATATAAATCCACCCTTGTCTTATCAGGCAATTGGGGAAGCACTTTTGCTTTCTCTCTGCGTATCATACATGTATCGTATAACTGTCTTGACAGTTCTGAAAGAGGAACAGCAGGTTCGGCAGTCTTGTCTTTAGGGTCGGTACAATAATCAGCCATGAACTTGGCACGCCCACCGAACTCGCCCAAACGGTTCATGATGGACAACTGCGCGATTAAATCTTCGGGACGGTTAACCACTGGAGTACCTGAAAGGAGAATGCACCAGTCCTTGCCTACGGACAACCCTTTTGTGAAGATTGTCTGTTGTGCTGACGGGTCTTTGACACGATGGCTTTCATCTATGATTATGGACTTGAACGCCTGTATCTGCGGATTGAAAACAACATCCTTCAACCGAAACTGCTTTCCTCCTCGGATGTCCCATACAAAGAACTTACGCAGGCTTTCATAATTGACTATGGCGACCTGATGAACTCCCATTGAGAGAAGATAACCCCAAGTTGTACGCACATTGTTGTCAAGCACAAGGGCTGATTTGTCCGTGAACTTTTCGAACTCGCGCTGCCAATTGATTTTCAATGATGAAGGACAAATGACAAGGCATGGATAAGCATTGGCAGTATCGACAATGCCAATAGACTGCAAAGTCTTTCCCAAACCCGGCTCATCACCGATGATTATGCGCTTATGCTCTAACCCGAAGCAGATTCCCTCACGCTGATACTCGTAAGGTTCGACACGAAGGTTATGTTTCAGTATGTTGCTCATTATTTAAAGTTCTCTATCTCTGTTATTAAATCCTGTTTGTCTATTCCTTTTATGTACTTGAACAGTACGAGGTCGATGCACTCTCAAATTCGTGCTGCTCCATAGCGGCAAAAGAAATTGAAAGGTATTCTATCTCATGCTCTCCGTATTCGTTGATTGTATTGGTGAAATATCCTAAATCACGTTTGAACCGACGCAGCATATCGTATTCGTTGCGTATGTTCCATTTTTCAACCAAAGGGAGCGGAAGATTGTCGAACGTGAGCCGAACCAGTGCAAAGAACTTTTTATGATGCTCGTAGTTTCGAGGGTTACTCACTTTGCACCTGACAACAGAACCGACACGAAGCCGTTTCTTCAAATCAAGGTCGCTGTCGTGGAGCGGCACAAGACCGCAAGGGGTTACTTTGCAGAATATATCCATAAGTTTAAGTTTGAGGGGTTAGACACCAAAACTGGAATGCCAGTTCTTCATATTTCTCTCGTCCACGTCTGTAAACCTCATCGTAACGGTTGATGAATTTTTTAAACACACGGCAGTTCTTCTTACTGATAGCGTAGATAAAATCATGGTCGGAATGAGCGATGTCCATATACCAGGCACGGCTTCTATCCCAATCGAAGAAATCAACTGCTTCCTCAAACTGCTGCTCAGTAGAGGCAAATGTAGTTTTAAGGTCTCCACCAAACGAACCGAGCCACCAATCCCATTTGCACCGGGTATCAAGAGAGAACTGAAAATCGCAATATGTGAATGGTTGTGACCTATTGACCATGAACCGTTGCGTTTCAGCACATTCAAGAACCTTGGCGAGAAATGCATCTTTACGTGCCTCCATACGGAGGGATTTATGCATTTCCTGTGCGTGACGGAACTCGTCATCAGTATATTGCACATCATCTACCGTAAGGTGATAATAGTCCACCCGAGCCGGTTCCGTGATAATCGCATCAACCAGAGAACCAAACCGAAACGCAGCCTCCTTATCTCCGTATTGCATACGTGGGTGCAGAATGTTTTTCAGTTCAGTGAGGTCAGAGTTGCTGACCTCACTTCTGCTGTAATATGTATCCGGGTTACTCATAATAGTCATCGTAATCGGGTTCGTAGTCTTCTTCGTATTCAATTTCACCGATACCACCGCACACTTCACAGGCTTCTTTTTCGCCCCGGCAATAGTGTTGTCTCTTGGCTTCGGCCACTTCTTCTGTTTCGGGCAGACAAAGCCACGCTTCTTCAGTGCATTCTGTTTCCTTGTCTGTTTCAATATTATAGGCATACCAATGATAACCTTTGCCGTTACAGGATTCACACTTAACCATATTAGGTTCTTTCTCGTTCCACGGGGCACGTGGGTCATACTCTGCTCCGGGTGGGTAATATCCGCTTTCGCACATAATTACTTGGCTTTTACATCTTCGACATACTCTACACTCTCATCACTGATAAACACTCCCTCTTTGGCAAGTTTCTCACAGAATGCAATCTGCTTCTTGAACATTTTGGAGAGTTCATCCACTGAAAGCTGACATCCCTCTTTGCTCCACCACATGGAGAGTATCGGCATGATACCTTCAGGATTGAGGAGATTGATTTTTTGGGCAACTTTCACCTTGGGCTGATAGCCTTGCTGCATGACGGATTGCTGACCGAACAGTGTTTCCATTTCGGACTGATGACGTGCCATTTCCGTTTTTTGCTTTTCTTCCTCTTCCTTGCGTTTGCGCTCGGCTTCCTTTTCCTCTGCCTCCTTGCGCTGACGGGCTTCCATATCAGCCTTGATACGTGCAGCTTCGGCGGCATCCGCTTGCGCAATACGTTCAAGATTTGCTTTCTTGGAGGGCAGACGGTCCAGGATGAAATCCTTATTGTCCTGTACTTCGCATGAATACATTTCCTTGAATTTCTTGGCAAGACGTTCTTTCGTTTCAATCTCCACCTTGCGCAGCTCATCTACCGACACTCCGGCTGGAATGCGGATAAGTGTATGAAGATTAAACAGCCAATCCGCAGGTAATTCTGTAGCATAGTCCTTTACCGAATCGTACACTGTCTGATAGTTATTGAGTGTCACGCTATTGTCCTGCTGGCTGAGCCAGTTGATTGTCTGATTGAGGAATGCCGTGAATTGCGCATTGAAATCATCCTCAATGTCCTGCTTCATTTTGGTACGGGCCGCTTCCGCCTGTTGGCGTTCATATTCTTTGCGGCGGCGTTCTTCCTCTTCAGCACGTTTCTTTGCTGCATACTGGTTGCGGAGCTGCTGCAACTTGAATGGAATCGTATCGACTTTAGTCGGGTCTATGGCATTCTCCATTACCGTGAACTCACGGCGTATATCGTCAAAGAGTTTGGTTACAGGTGAACGGCGTTCGTTCATCTTGCGGACAGTCTTACGTGCTTTCTCAATGAAAACTGCAGCCTGTTGGTCGAGTTCGTCTGTCATGCCCTGTGTCTGTATTGTTTCAAGGAGGACTTGTCCCGCTCTCGTACAATTGTCACGAGAGAGTTTGTTGTCTTGATATGATTGAGGAGCAGCAGATACGATGGTCTGAATGTTCTCCTGCTTTATGATTGCCAATTGGCTTTCGCCGAATGTTGTTTCCTGTGACATAGTGGTAGAGGTTTAGAAAGTATCATCACCATCGTTATCTGATTGCTGTGCAGGGTCGATGGTTACTCCTGCAGACATATCCGGTGCCGGTGCAAAGTGCTGTTCTTGTTGTTCAGATTGTCCGTTGGTATCCACTCCTCCGTATGGGTCAAAATCGGTAGGTTGTCGCTCGATAATTTCTGTTTCAAGCGAAGTACCACGTCCGATATTAAGTTTCGGATAGGTCTTGAAAGCGTGTTTTACGCATTTTGCCATCAAGAAGCCCGTATCAATCTGCCCATCCTTACTGTAAAGTTCATTGAATTTAGTTACGTACTGACCTTTTTTTGAATCGTAGTAGGTGTTCTGCTTGTCGGAATAGCCTTTAAGACGCATCCAATCCTGCTCCGTCATCACAGAATAGTCTATAGTTCCGTCAGCACGTGTAATCTTCAGGAAACAGGCGATAATTTTGTTTGACCTGCGAGGAAAAGCCGACATGTAGTTCACAATCTTTTGACCATTTTGTTCGCCATATTGAAAGGTGTCACCCTCGTACACAATTACTGGATTATCCGCATGTCGTATCTGCCCGGTATTCTTACGAAGTACCAACTCTCCATACCCTGAAATGGTGAGGTTGCAGACTTTTTCCCATACGTCCTTTCCGCTTTGGTCTGTGCCGACCTTGACAGAACGAGGGATGAGGAAGCAAAGAGCCTGTGCGCCCGTGGCAAGTGTAAGCCCCTTGACAGCAAGGTCAATAAAGGCGTAGAAGATGGATGTGCCGGAACACTCACGGAGGTTCTGCTTGTCACGTAACTGTTGGTTGAAATAAATTGCCTCCCTTTCATACACTTGTTCGCCTCCTTCTTTCCAAATGGAGTTGTACACGCTGATGAACTGATTTCGCACACGTTCATTGCGTATCACATCAATGGCTTTCATTGACTGCAATTCTTTCGCTAATGATATTGCATTGCTCATAATAATAATACTTTAAGTTATTTAATACAGTTTGTTATGTTGAGGGAGTGGCAGGATTCGAACCTGCGACCTGCTACATCTTGGTCATTGGGGTGTACACCGCCGCTCTGTCCACTGAGCTACACTCCCTTATCTCGTTATTTGAAATAATCCTGTCGAGTTTTCTGCAAGGCCCTCAACTCCGCCGTGCGATACTCCACTTTTCCGGGACGTTTGCAAGGCTCAATCTTGCCCTGTCTGCGCCATCTGTCAACATTTCCACGCCCGAACATTTCATATGCTTGTCGTTGACTGATTATTTCGGGGTCGTTGTGTGCCTCTGAAAGCATACGGACCACCGAACTTGCCACATCATGAACAAATGTGTCGTAGGTTACTGACTTGTCGGAGAAATCGAGGGTTGTCATAGTTTTTACTTTTTATCCTGTTGATACTCAGTCCACGCAATTTTGCACATCTGCCAAACGAGATAGACAAAAAGTGCTACGACAAGAATGCCGATAAGTGAAAGGTTTCCCATTACGAGATGTGCGATTCCACCTGCGATAACACATAAAAACATGATGCCTGTCAGCACAAGCTGGGTTATGTTCGTGATATTTTCCAAGTGGTCATCCAGATAATCTTCTGCCTGTTCAATCCTATGTTTGAGATTGTTTTTTACTGATGATTTCATATAATTTCGTTTTTAATGGTTATGGTAACGGATTTTCTTGCGGTGGTACAATCGCCACTATTTGAGAACCGTTGTAGATGTAAACAGGGAATCCGCAAGTGTGATTCTTTGCTTCTTTTTTCGCTTCACGGAGGGTGGAAAATTCGTAATGGTCGCCGCACCAATTGTCGATGAATGTGTACATGGTTGATTAACTTATTCGTTTGACAATAACAACACGTCTTTCACGGTCGGTTTCTGTCTTGTACACTCTGTTCCACTTGAAACCGAGCATACTCGCCATACTTCTTGCAGTTGTACAGAGTGATGCAGGAAACTCCTTGCTCTCTCCGATTTTCATAGGCTCTAATTCGCCTGTAATCGTCTTTTTTTTAGCCATATCTTCGGTCGTTTGAAGTTTAATGTTTAACTTTATGGTGCAAAGCTATACAAAAATACAGACACTTGCAAATAATTAAGCCATTAAAATTATACTGTCTGTATTATTTTATAGTCTAAAATTTATAACTCGCTATATATTATGGACTTATCTATTATTAGAAATTTGAGCGAAAAAAGAGTTGGAGGCATGAGAAAATTAGCCTCCGACATAGGCATGAGTGAAGCCAACTTGCATAGATGCGTGAATAACAACAAAATTCAGGCTGCTGACTTAGAAAAAATAGCGTTGCTGTTAAAAATTGACATCCGTGTCTTCTTTGATGAGCAACTCTTTGAACGCGCAAATAATACAGTGCATACAAACGGAGATTTCAGCCCAGCCTCTATGAATGGGAATGTATCAGTCGGTGGCGATGCTATTCTTGCAGAGCGTGTGAAGCATTTGGAAGAGTTGCTCGCAGAGAAAGAGAGATTGATTAAAGTTTACGAAAAGATGATGGAGGGTAAGTGATGAGAAATGCGCAACTGATTTTTATGTTCTTTCTAATTGCTATATCCCAATGCGCAACGGCATGTTCTCAAATTGACAAGGGAGAATGGCATGACGGAACATGTGTTTATATCAATAAAACATATAATCTACAATGGGATTTATCTGGTGCTAAATGGCGTATAGCAGAAGATTATAGACTTCCAAAGGACATGATTTTTTGCGCTGCTATGCAAGATGATTTCCTTAGCATTTCCTTATGTGCATTTCAATCTAAAGAAAAATTGGACGGGGATTTATGGGAACATTCTGACGAGTTCGTAAATGGCTATATACAAAGTCTGATAAAAAGTTATCAATCATTACCCGGCATTGAGAATCAAAAGGTTGATTATGAAAAATGCCATTTCCTATTCAAGAAAGCCATAAGATTTGGTTGCCTACATCAAGTCAGCGATGCACGCATAGGAGAAAATTCAATGGAAGTATTGAGCGGTGGATATGCTTTTGAAAAAGATAATATTTTGTTCGTTGCAATGATAATGCTTCCATACGAATACATTGAAACCTATGGAAATGACGCGGTAGAAATGTTCTTTAGAAAATTATCATACATTGATGCAACAAAAGAAGCCAAACAATGAATGGAGAGTACCCATATTGCGAAACGGACTCTTTCATGGAAGAACTGAAACGAGCCGCATTTGAAGCCATCTACAAAGACGGCTGTGATGATTGCGGAGACTGGATAGACACATTGGTAAATTGCTATTCCAAAGAAGTGGTGGACGCTCTTGGGAATAATCCCAATGAGGTTTATGCAGAGTTGGAAGATATATGGGAAGCCGTGGATTACGAAGACCCTCGAACTGGTATTTGCCTAACCTATCAGAATTGGGCAGAATATTTCGCAGGAGAATTCGCCCACACAATCTATGATGAACTGGTTAAAGCGAAACAGACGAATGAACTCAAATAAACGATTTACACGCATTCAAATCACGCAGACGATAAAAGTATTGTTTTTCGTATTTGCGTTGATTGTAGCCTTTCTTTTTGCCCTTAATGGGCGATATATGCAGGTATCAGACGATGAGTTCTTTGATAAATGGACAAAAACCATAATTGCAATAGAAAAATATGAAATAATCAAGTAAAAAGACGCTGTTGTCAAATTGTTGTATGACAATTCACAAGTACCTCAGAAGTAGCTGTTATTAGCAGCGGCGCAGGCTGC